ATTCAGGTAGGGGTAGCAGACTTGGGCTGGGCCATGCGACGGCCTAGCCCTTTGTCGTTACAGGGGTTACGGCAATCCGTCAAATCTTTTTGGATTTATGTCAACAACCACTTGACCCTGCGCCGACATAGGGTACTATTCACCCGTCGCAACTACGCGGCACCGCGCCTGCCGGACGCAGGACACAGGAGTAGGAACCCGTGAAGATCACCCGCAACGATATCGACAACGCCATCCGCAACCTGAACCGCGAGGCTGCGCACGAAGGCGTTGGCACCACGTACAGCGTCAACCAGTTCGGCAAAAAGTACAGCATTCGCGTGCGCTCTGGCGGCTTTGAAACCAACGCCGTCGATACCTGTGGCACGCTGACCACCCGCGAGGCGTTCTTTGCCGTGTGTGGTTTGCTGCGCGGTCGCCAGCAGCAGCGCGAGGATCGCCGCCGCGCCGTGTTTGGAACCACCGTTGTCGCCTAACCACGGGGAGAGCCAAGCCATGCGAACCGAGTACAAGATTCTGATTGAGGCCGCTGGCCGTCGCGCGCCGGAATGGTTCTACTGCTACGCGCTGGACCACAACGATGCCGAGGAGCAGGCCCGCGAATTCCGACCCGGCGGGTGGATCACCTACGTTGAATGCACCGGCCGCGCCCAGCCGACTGACGATTAACCCGCGCCGCAAGCGCACAACGCACCCCCGGCCCAGCGCCGGGGGCTTTCATTTTCGGCCCCAAAATAAAAACGACAAAATCTTGATAAAGCCATGTGGAAGGGCTTGACCCTGTGCCGAAGTAGGGTACTATGCACCTGTCAATCACGCGATTGACCCGCACGCGCCGGACGCGCGATCAGGAGTAGGAACCAATGAAGATCGAAATCGAAAAGCACGTTGGCGAGGAAACCGAGTGGCTGGTGTGCGTGGACGGCGTGCAGGTTGGCGAAATCACGCAGGAGCGCGAGGACTTTGCCAGCGCGTCCAGCCGCGCCCGTGGAACCAAGGTCGAAGGGTACAGCGTGGACATTGATTGCGAGAAGGTCAAGGGCAGCGAGTGGTTCCCGGTGTGCAACTACCCCAGCGCACGCGCCGCGCTTGCTGCGGCCAAGGAATACGCGATTCGCCTTGCGACCCTTGTGATTGCCTAACCACGAAAGGAACCCAGCCATGACCACCACCCAGCACCAACTGTCGATTGAGATTCCGCCCAGCATCCGTGACCGCTTCCCGCTGGACGGGTACTTCGGCGCAACCACGGAAGTGCTGATTGACTGCACCGCCCGCTGGACCAAGCACCGGCCCGAGCCGGAGAACGGCATCCCGCACCACTACTTCGAACTGGAGCGGATCGAACTGGATGCCGTGGATATCACCATTCGCCTGCACGGGTACGAGTTCACCGTGCCGTGCAAGATCACCGACCTGCCGCCCGAGATCAGGAAGGATTTGATTGACACCTGCCATGAGAACGTCGTGGATTCCGAAGACCCGTACTTTGCCAGCGAGGACAACTACCGTGACTGACAACACCCGAATCACGTTTGAACTGACGCGCGCCGAACAGGACGCCATTCAGTACGCCATCGCACGCCGCCGGTCGCAGGTGCAGGAATACATCCGCACCGCCGAGGCCAGCGGCATGCCTGCCGCCGCCGACAACTACCGCGAGGAGGACACAATGCTGGCGCGCTGCGCAGGCATCATGGCCCGCACCGTGGGCAGGCACGCGGTTGCCGAGATCAACGCCATGAACGCACGCGCGCTCCAGCGCGAGGACACGCCCGCATGGATGGAAGGCATGCCCGTCGAACTGGACTGACGTTTGCTAACCGCATTGCTAGCGCGTTTGCTAGCGTTTGCTAACCCGGCCTCAACAGCGCACGCCGCCCCCGCTCCACACGACGGAACCGGGGGCGGTTGTGTTTATTGATGTGGTGCAAAGCGTATACACTTATGCAGAACTGGCGTGCATTTGATCCGCATATGCGTACCCTACGCGCATGAGTAGTTCTCACATCGTATTGACCGAACCAGCGGATTGGAAGGCGGCGGTGGTGCAGCAACTGACCGCGCATCGCATGTCGCGCTATCAGTTCGTGCGCGCCTGCGCCAAGCGCGAACTGTGCGCCGTGCATACAGCCGAGTGCCTGCTTGCCGATCCAGACACAACTACCGGACAACGCATCCCGTCATTGCAGAACGCAATTGACATCGCACGACTCGCAGGCTTTGACGTAGTGCTTATGCCAAAGCGCAACCCCGGCGAATTGCCATGACCAAACGCACCAAGCGATCTGACTTCATGCAGGAACCATTGATGGACAGAACGCTGTTCATCCCCGACGCGGACGCGTGCATACTGGGTACATTCCGTCGCTGTGGACAGCCGCCGGTAATTGCATACGACTACGTCAAACTGGTTGACCATTTTGTCAAGCAGGGTTTGACGCACGAAGACGCAGCCGAGTGGATTGCTGTCAATATCGAAGGCGCATGGGTTGGCGCTGGCACGCCTGCCATTGTGCATACGGAGGACGAAGATGCCTAGCAAGTCTCCCAAGCCGCGTGGCCGTCCAGCAAAGCCGATCCCGTCAACGCTTGCCGACGAAGTCATTGCGTGGGTCGAAGCAGGTAAGCCGCTGGCAGAATGGTGCCGTTTGCCCGGGAAGGTGACGCGAAGCGCGGTGTACCAGTGGGTGGAGAAAGATGAGGAATTCGCTGCACGCTTCGCGCGCGCGCGCGATAGTGGATACGACGCGATTGCAGAGGACACTGCGGAACTTGCGGAGTCCAAGCCGGGTACGTTTATTGACGGCGCTGGCAATGAGCGCATTGACCCGGGCTACGTTCAGTGGCAGCGCCTGCGCGTTGACACGCGACTGAAGTTGCTGGCGAAATGGTCGCCCGCGAAGTACGGCGACAAGCAGTCGGTCGAACACAGCGGCGGCGTGTCGATCAACGTCATCACGGGCGTGCCTGACGCATGACCAGCATTGGGCTGGACTACCACCCACGCGAGTGGCAGCGCGAGTGCCACCGCAAGAAGCGCCGGTTCACGGTGCTGGCGCTGCACCGGCGCGCTGGCAAGACCGAACTGGCGCTGATGGAATTGATCGACAAGGCGCTGCGCTTCCAGCACGATCTTGGGCTGTTTATTTACATTGCGCCGTTGCTTAAGCAGGCCAAGGCCATTGCATGGACGCGGTTGAAGCACAAGTTGATTCCGCTGCTATCGACGGGCGCTGTCGATATCAACGAGAGCGAACTGGCCGTGACGTTCAAGCACAACGGCGCGATGATCCGCATCTTCGGCGGCGACAACCCCGACGCGATGCGTGGCGTGCGGCTTGACGGCGTCGTGATTGACGAGGTTGCCCAGATCAAGCCGGAAGTCTGGAACGACATCATTCAGCCTGCGCTATCTGATCGTCTGGGCTGGGCGGTGTTCATTGGCACGCCCGCTGGGCTGAACCTGTTCAGCGAGTTGTACTTCCGCGCCGAGTCGTTGCCTGATTGGCACGCAGCGCGCTACACGGTCTACGACACGCACGCGCTGGACGGCACCGAGGTTGAGCGCCTGAAGCGCGACATGCCCGAGCAGGCGTTTGCGCGCGAGTACCTGTGCGACTTTGCCGCCGCCGGTGACGACCAGTTGATAAGCCTGTCCGACGTTGAAGCCGCAGCGCGCCGCGTCTACACGGACAAAGATGTGCTTGACACGCCGCGCGTCATGGGTATTGACCCTGCGCGCTTTGGCGATGACCGCAGCGTGGTCATTCAGCGCGTGGGATTGCAGGCGTACACGCCGACGATCTTCCGCGGCATTGACAACATGGAACTGGCCGCGCGCGTGGCGAACCTGATCGAACAGCACGATCCGGACGCCGTGTTCATTGACGCGGGCGCAGGCGCTGGTGTGATTGACAGGCTGCGACAGTTGGAGTTTGACGTAATCGAAGTGCCGTTCGGCGGCAAGGCGATTCAGCCCGAGCAGTTTGTGAACCGGCGCACAGAAATGTGGTGGGCCATGCGCGAATGGCTGCGCGCTGGCGGCGCAATCCCGAACGACGTCGCGCTCAAAGCAGAGTTGTCCACGCCTACCTACTGGTTCGATCAGGTGGGGCGCAAGGCGTTGGAGTCAAAGGACGATATCAAGAAGCGTTTGCAAGGCGGTGCATCGCCTGACATTGCCGACGCGTTGGCGTTGACATTTGCGTATCCGATCCGGCATCGCGTCCCGCGCGAAGTGCGCAACGTATTGCGCAAGCGACAGCCTGACGAATACGACCCGTACACAAGGATGGACAAATGACCGTGCGACTTGCGACTACCGCCGACGCCGACGCGCTGCTGCGCATGGCAAAGCACTTCATCAACTACGGCCCGCATGGGTCTATGCTTGATATCAGCGACGAGCAATTGCAGCACCAGATTGCGCAGTTGCTTGCCTATCCGAATGTGTCGGTGTTTGTCGCAGAGTTGGACGGGCGCGTCGTTGGCATGCTTGTTGGCGTGCTGAATGCGCCGTGGTACGCGCCGCACATCACGATGGCGACGGAACTGGCGTGGTGGGTAGAGCCGGAGGCCCGCGGCACAACCGTGGCGCTGCGGCTGGTCAAGATGTACGAGGGGTGGGCGGCTGCAAATGGGGCGCAATTCACCACAATGTCAGCGTTGGAAATGGATAACGAGAACGTTGTAGGTGGTATGTTGCAGCGCATCGGCTACGCGAAAGCCGAGACAACGTACATAAAGGGAGAACGATAATGCCTTTCTTTTCCACGCTTGGTCTTGCGCTTGGTGCATCTGCCGCAACTGCGGCATCGGTTGGCGCGGCTGCAACTGGCGCTATTGCGGCTGTCGGCAGCGGCATTGCCTCCGGCGTGATGGGGGCGCAGGCCAATGCTGCGCAGAAGGCTGGCATTGCACAGCAGGCCAAGGCACAGTCCGAGGCTGTTGCGCAAGCGAAGTCGCAGCAGCGCCGCAGCGAGATGGCACAGATGCAGGCCAACCGTCGCACGCCGGACATGCAGTCGATCATGGACAACGCTGGAACGGGCGCTATGGGTGGCGCGGCCAGCACGATGCTGACCGGCCCGAGCGGCGTGAATTCCGGCGCGGCCGGACTTGGCAGGACCAGCCTGCTTGGCGGTTAATCAATGAGCCAATACGTTGGAGATGCGCAGTCCTATCCCAACGCGCCGCGGCGCGATCAGTTGTGGACCCGCTGGGGGCAACTGAAGATTGAACGTGCAACGTGGTGGGCGCACTGGCAGGAGTTGACCACGTTCATTTTGCCGCGCAACGGCCGCTATTTTCGGCAGGACCGCGACAAGGGTTGGCGCAGGCACAACAGCATTTACGACAACACCGGCACGCGCGCGCTGCGCACGCTAGGCGCTGGCATGATGGCTGGCGCGACCAGCCCCGCGCGCCCGTGGTTTAGGCTTGCCACGCCGGACCCTGATCTCAACAAGTTCCAGCCCGTCAAGGTGTGGCTGGACGATGTGACCAAGCGCATTCTGTTCGTGTTTGCGAAGTCAAACACCTATCGCACGCTGCACCAGATGTACGAAGAACTGGGGTGCTTCGGCACTGGCGCGTCGATTGTTTTGCCTGACTTCAAGAACATGATCCATCACTACCCCGTTACAACGGGCGAGTACTGCATTGCGCAGGACTATCAGGGCAAAGTCTGCACGCTCTACCGCGAGTTTGAGAAGACCGTAGGCGAGATCGTTAAGGAGTTCGGCTACGAGAACTGCTCCAACACGGTCAAGAGCATGTACGACCGCGGCACGCTGGACAAGTGGATTCCGATTGTGCATGCGATTGAGCCGCGCGCCGACCGCGACGTCAAGAAGCGCGATGCAAAGAACATGCCGTGGGCCTCGTATTACTTTGAGGTTGGCGGCGATCAAGGCAAGTTCCTGCGCGAAGGCGGGTTCAACCGTTTCCCGTGCGTGGTGCCGCGCTGGGCGCTGGCTGGTGGCGACATCTACGGCAACAGCCCGGGTATGGAGGCGCTTGGCGACATCAAGCAGTTGCAGCATGAGCAACTGCGCAAGGCGCAGGTCATTGACTACCAGACCAAGCCGCCGCTGCAAATCCCGACCGCGTACAAGAACCGCGACGTTGACACGCTTCCCGGCGGCATCACTTTTGTGGACAACGCGACCGCGCCGATCCGAACGGCGTTTGACGTCAACCTGAATTTGCAGCACCTGCTGATGGACATTCAGGACTGCCGTGAGCGCGTGCGTGGTGCGTTCTATGCCGACCTGTTCCTGATGCTGGCAAATGCGACCGACACGCGCATGACTGCGACCGAAGTGGCCGAGCGTCACGAAGAGAAGTTGCTGATGCTTGGGCCGGTGATTGAGCGCCTGCACAACGAGTTGTTGGAGCCGTTGGTTGACATAACGTTCCAGCACATGATCGAAAGCGGCACGCTGCCGCCGCCGCCCGAGGAATTGCAGGGCATGGAGTTGTCGATTGACTTTGTGTCCATGCTTGCGCAGGCGCAGCGCGCAATTGGCACCAACAGCATCGACCGCTTCGTCGGCAACCTGGGCGCAGTGGCGCAGTTCAAGCCCGATGTGCTGGACAAGTTCGACGCCGATCAGTGGGCCGATGCTTACAGCGACATGCTCGGCGTGGACCCCAGCCTCATCATTGCCGACAAGCAAGTTGCCATTGTGCGCGATGCGCGCAACAAGGCGCAGGCCGCGCAGGCGCAGGCCGCGGCCATGCAGCAGCAGTCGCAGACCGTCAAGAACCTTGCCCAATCGCCGTCTGGGCCGGGTCAACAGACCGTGCTGAACGACATGATGAACCAGTTCTCCGGCTACGGCTCACCCTCACCAACGGAACTTTGACCATGACCATGATGAATAAGCCCAAGCCTACGTCGTTGTTGTACGAAAGCGACAAGGGCGATGCGTCTGCCGCTTCGCAGTTCATTACGCGCCTGCTTCACGGCGCGACCGTTATCCACATGCATCACCTGATGGTGACGGGTCCGGGTTCGTTTGCCAAGCACACGGCGCTTGACTTCTACAACGATCTTGCGTCAGCGGCTGACGGGTTGGCCGAGGCGTACATCGGCTGCACCGGCACGCCGCTGACGTTTGGCAGCGGCTCGTTCACGCTTGGCACGGATTGCACTGCCGACGTCAAGGCGCTGTACGACTATGTCGAAAGCGCCCGCAGCGCAATGGGCACCGAATCGCACATTCAGAATGAGATTGACAGCATTTGCACCATGCTGTCCAGCGCGCTTTACAAGTTGAACCGCCTTTCGTAAGGACACACCATGAACGGACAGGACTTCTCCGGATCGCCTTTCATTGTCGATCCTTCCACCAACAGAATTGTTGCCATTCGTCATCCCGATGGTTCTACGTCCTCGCTGTCGTTTGGAGGCACGAACACGCCGACGCTGATTGCGTCGGTTGGCGAGGATGCGGCTATTCCGCCGTATTCGCTTGTTACAACCATTCAGGGAGATGTTCCGTTCCATGTGACGCTGCCATATAACTACAGCGCCCCCTGCATTGGAGTCAGTTCCGGCGATATCAATCAGGCTGGGTATAACGCATTTTCAGGTGAACGGGTTCGCATGCAGGACTCGGACTTTGTGCAGGTGACTTGCTCTGAAGATTACGAGGTTGCAGCGGGCGATTTGTTGGCGGCAGAGGCGTATTCGGGCAGAGTCATTCCCGCAACGACCGCTGCGACGTTGATGCCTGCAAACACGCCGAACAACCCCATTTTGCGTGCGTTGCAAGACGCAACGTATGGGCAAGTGTTTTGGGCACAGAAGATTGGCGGCTGGTCAACTGCTTCCGGCGGCGGTGCTGCTCCGTTTACTGGTGGCGTTTCGGTGGAAACTTGGACTACCGTTTCCTCTGGCACAGCGCAGACCACCTATTTCCCGCCGTCTGGTTGGTTCATGTTGGACATCACCTGTGTTGGTGGCGGCATGAATGGACAGGCGGGGGCGGGCCTTACGCCGGGTCGCGGTGGAAGCGGCGGGCGAATTGCGCGCCGTGTGTTGACTCCGGCCGACATGGGCGGCGCAACGTCGTTGCAAGTGCAGGCTGGAAATCGCACTGCGTACACCGCTGGAATGGCATACGACGGGCAGAGTTGGGTCAAGACTCCCAACACCAGTTGGGCATTGCTGTCGGCGTTTGGCGCAGGCAACCCTGTGCGTAACGATTACGGCGGCTCTATTGACCAAGCAATGCTTGCTGCTAACAGCAGCACAGGATGGTCAACTAATGCCGCAAACTTCTACGGGTCCGGCGGTGACGTTGCCGGGTGGAGTGGTCGCTTTGGTAATGCCGTCACCGGTCCCGGTGGCGGTGCTGGCGGAAGTTCGACTACCGCTGCAAGCGCCGGAGCGCACAACGGTTGCTGGTGGGGCGGCAACAGCATTGGCGTGTGGGGATCGCAGGGCGGCACCGCAGGTACGTCTGGCGGCGGAAGCGGTGGCGCTGGAAGCGATGCAAGCATGATGCTTTACAACTGCGGCAGCGCGGGCGGTGGCGGTGGCTACAACTCGGCTGGCGCAGGTGGTGTTGGCGGTGCTGGCGGCTATGGCGCTGGTGGCGGCGGCGGCGGTGGCGGAACCGGCGGCGGCGGCGTTGGCGGACTTGGCGGTATTGGCATTGTCATCATTCGGGCAACCAAGTTCACTTCTTGAGGTAACTATGCAACTCGCATACATGGACATCGAAACGAAGCGCGTGCAGTTCATTCTTGATTCTGCAACTACGTCCCCAATCATTCCGGATTGGGCGTACACCGTTGAACTTCAGCCCAACGAGGTGTGCGAATGCGATTGGGAACATCGTCCCAATGAAACGCCTCGGTTTGTGAACCCCTGTCCGATGCCGCCGATGGAATAAGGCCACAAATGCCGATCCCCACAAACCTTGCGTTTTCCTCAAGCGTTGATGACCACCATTACGCAATTGTGCCGACTACCGGCACCGATCTGCCGACGTTGTCGCGCGGGCTGTGGGTGGCGCACAACAACGCAGGATCGTTCACGGCAGTGATGTGGAACGACGATACGGTTGTTGTGCCGGTGAATGCTGGCATGGCGTTCTTGCCGTTGCGCATTAAGCGCATTTCCGCAAACGCTTCGTCAATTTCCATTGTCGCATTGTTCTGAATAGCCAATGAGCAGCCATCAGTACGACCCTTTGGATACGCGGGCAACCGACAAGACGCGCGCAGACAATGATTTGCGTGCAAAGATTGCCCGTGATGCAGAGGAAGCCGATGTACGATGGCTTATGTCAAACAAGCGCGGTCGCCGCATTGTGTGGCGATTGCTGGATGCTGCGGGTGTGTTCCGTTCGTCATTCAATACCAATGCTGCGCAAATGGCGTTCGCAGAGGGAAACAGGAATTACGGACTTCGCATGCTGTCGCAAATCCATGCGCTGTGTCCCGATCAGTATCCAACCATGATGAAGGAAGCGATCAATGACCGAAACACCGATGAGTAACGCCGCGACTGTCAACAGCGGCGCTACGCCATCTGTCCCGCCGCAGACTGCGCCAGCGACGGCTGACGCGCTCTATGGCAACACGCAGCAGGCCCAAGCGGACCAGAAGCAGCAAGTCGCGGAGCCGACCACTACTGCAAAGGCCGACGGCAACCAGCAGGAGCAGGCCAAGACGGAAATTTCCGATGCGGCCAAGGCTCCTGTGCAGTACGAGTTCAAGACCCCTGACGGGGGTCAACTTGACCCGGAAGTCGTTACGGCTTTCTCGGAGGTTGCCCGCGAACTGAATCTGACGCAAGAGGCTGCGCAGAAGGTGCTGGATCGGATGTCTCCCAAGATGGTGGAGCGTCAGATGGCACAGATTGAGGCTGTCCGTTCGCAGTGGACGGAGGCTTCGCGGAGCGATACGGAATTCGGTGGAGACAAACTCTCCGAGAATTTGGCGGTCGCAAAGAGGGCGCTGGACTCGTTCGGCACCCCGGAACTGCGCGCGCTGCTTAACGAGTCCGGCCTTGGGAACCACCCGGAAGTTATCCGGTTCATGTTCCGCGCTGGCCGGTCGATTTCGGAAGACCGTTACGTCGGAGCATCTACGAGCAACACTCCCAGCCGGGAAACGCCTCGGGATTTCAACTCTGTCGCAGCGGCTTTGTATTCAAATCAGTCCACTTAACCACACACATAAGGAGCCACAACAATGGCAACGATTCTCCCGACTACGAACCTGACGCTGGCCGATTGGGCCAAGCGTACCGACCCGGATGGTCGCATCCCGCTGATTGCCGAACTGCTCTCGCAGAGCAACGAAGTGCTTGAGGATTGCGTGTTCAAGGAGGGCAACCTGCCCACCGGTGAGCGCGTCGTGATCCGTACCGGTCTGCCGACCGTCTACTGGCGCGCGCTCAATCAGGGCATCCCGAGCAGCAAGTCCACGACCGCGCAGGTCGATGAGGCTTGCGGCATTCTTGAGGCCCGCAGCGAGGTTGACAAGGATTTGGCGATGCTCAACGGCAACACGGCCCAGTTCCGTTTGTCCGAAGACACTGCGTTCCTTGAGGCCATGAACCAGACGCAGGCCACGACGCTGTTCTACGGCAACCCCGCCAGCGATCCCAAGCAGTTCCTCGGCCTTGCGCCGCGTTACAACTCGCTTGGCGCTGGCAACGGCCAGAACATCATTGACGCTGGTGGCGACAACGCCGCGACTAATACGTCGGTGTATCTGGTTGTCTGGGGTGACCAGACGGTGTACTGCCCGTTCCCGAAGGGCAGCAAGGCTGGCCTGATCCATGAGGATTTGGGTGAGCAGACCGTTTACAACAGCGACGGCACGCGCTTGCAGGCATACGCCACTCGTTACCAGTGGAAGAACGGTCTGGTTGTCAAGGATTGGCGTTACGTCGTTCGCATTGCGAACATCAAGGTTGCCGACCTGTACAACAGTGCGTCTGGCACGCAGGCTCCGACCGCCAGCACGGCGCTCATCAAGTTGATGGCGCGCGCGCTGTACCGCATCCCGAACATGGCGATGGGTCGCGCTTGCTTCTACATGAACCGCACGGTTCACAGTGGCCTTTCGGTCATGGCTTTGGACAAGAGCCAGTACGTCCTGAAGGTCAACGACGGTCTGTCGCAGTTTGGCACGCCGTATTCGTGGCTGTCGTTCCTCGGCGTTCCCCTGCGCCGCGTGGATGCCATCCTGAACACCGAATCCCGCACCACTGCGTAATTCACGCAGCACATAGAAAGGACACAGAGCAATGATTAATGACATTCGCGCCCGCCTCTCGGGCAGTCTTGGCGCTACGCAGACGGGTCAGTTGTTTACCAACACGGCCAACACTGCGTGGTATTCCACGAACGTGCTTGACACGGTTGGCAACGTGCCCACGACCGGCACGAACCCCAACAGCAACGGTTTGCAGTACCGCGACATGGGTGAGGGCGAGGACTTGTACGTCCTCGTCACCATCGGCACGGTGCCGACCGGCGCTGCCGGTTCGGTTCTGACTGTTGATGTCACCATGTCCACCAGCGACACCGATGGCGCTGGCACCATTACGGTGATTGGTACGACGCAGATTCCGTATGCCAGCATGAGTGCTGGCGCGCAGTTTGCGATCCGCATCAATCCGGTTCTTGGTTCGACCGGGTCGCGCTACATTGGTGTTCGTTACACCAACAACGCGACGGCGTGGAGCGGTAGCGGCACGTTGTTTGCCGATATCGTCACCGACATCTCGGACAGCAAGAAGTTCTACGCCAGCGGTTTCGTGGTTTCGTAATATCAAGGAGGTCAATCAATGCCGAAGGTTCGCGCAAATGTGGCTGTGTTCATCGACAACATGTACCGCACTGCCGGTGATGTCTTTGAATACAACGGTCCCGATGATCCCAACCTGATTCCGCTTGATGGCGAAGCCCCCAAGCAGGGTCGGCGGGTGAAGAAGGACGCAGGAAACGAGAACGCGGCTACGGATTGACCATCCGCAGTGCAGCAATGCAAGGAGGGGGGGTCCGTTTCGACGGCCCCCCCTCTCTTGCAGCGGAGGTGAGTCATGGCATCGGAAGTCGATATCTGCAATCTGGCGCTGTCTCATCTTGGCGATACTGCCACGTTGTCCAGCATCAATCCCCCGGAGGGTTCGGCGCAGGCCGATCACTGCCATCGGTTCTATCCGATTGCGCGCGACAGCCTTCTGGAAATGCACTACTGGAACTTCAGCATGCGGCGCGTTGCGCTGCCTGCAAAGCAGTGCGATTGGCCCGAATGGACCAATTGCTACGGAGTTCCGAGCGACGCAATCAACCTGATTTCGATTCTCCCGCCCGACGCGGCTGACGATTACTCGGTCAAGTTTGTGCCGACCGATGCGCCGCTGTTTGCGCACAACTACAGCCCGATGGTGCAGACGGGGCGATATGTCCCGCAGCCATTTACGCTTGAAACACTGCCTGATGGCACGCAGGTGCTTTACACCAACCAGCCAAACGCGGTGCTGCGCTACACGGCGCATGTGACTGATTCAACGCTGTTCTCGCCGCTGTTCACCATGACGCTGTCGTGGCATCTTGCGTCCATGCTGGCTGGACCGCTTATCAAGGGCGATGCCGGTGCAGCCGAAGCAAAGCGATGCGCCCAGATGATGATGATGTATTTGAAGCAGGCGCAGGAGTCGGATTCGCAGCAGCGCAGCATCAAGGTTGAGCATGTTGTTCCGTGGACTTCTGGACGGTGATCTATGCCGAATACACGCCAGTTCTTCCGGTCGTTTGCGGGCGGCGAAATCTCGCCGCAGATGCTTGGCCGCATTGATGACAGCAAGTATCAGACCGGCGCGGCGCTCATGCGCAATTTCATTGCCATGCCGCAGGGTCCGGCGCAGAATCGTCCGGGGACGATGTTTGTGCGCCCGACCAAAAGCAACGGCGTAGCGCGGTTGATTCCGTTCACGTTCAGCACGACGCAAACGATGGTGCTGGAGTTTGGCGACGGCTATCTGCGTTTTCACACGCAGGGAGCAACGCTTGGCCCGGGAACGCCTGCGGCCTACAACAACGCAACGAACTACGCAGTTGGAGCATTAATTTCCAGCGCCGGGGTCAACTATTACTGCATTGCCGCCACTACCGGCAATGCCCCGCCTAACGCGACGTACTGGTATCCGCTTCCGGCTGGCATCTACGAGATTCCAACGCCGTATGCCGCCGCGGACCTGTTTGGCATTCACTATGTGCAGTCCGGCGACATTCTGACGCTGGTGCATCCCAATTACGCGCCGCGCGAGTTGCGTCGTTACGGCGCGACGGATTGGCGGTTGGTGCCAATTACGTTTGGTTCGTCTATTACAGCGCCGACCGGCATCAGCGTTACCCCGTCGCTTGGTGAATCCATCCTGATTTCAGCGGCAACGACCGCATCGCCTGCGGTGTTTACGTCGGTGTTCGCCCACGGCTTTGTTGTTGGTGACACGGTATTTATGCGTGGCGTTACAGGCACGGGCGGTTACACGCTGGCAGATGGCTTTTATACCGTTGCCACCGTGCCTACGACTTCGTCGTTCTCGCTGCGAAATTACGACACCGGCAACCCGGTCAACATTACCGCCGGAACCTACACCGCCAACAGCGGCCGCGTTCAGTTTGGCACCAAGATTTACGACATTGTCAACAGTTACGTTGTCACTGCGGTCGTGACCGGGCAGGGTGAAAGCGCGGCATCGTCGCCGGTATCTGCAACCAACAACTTGTACGTCAACGGCGCGTTCAACACCATTTCGTGGTCGGCGGTGTCTGGCGCAACGCGCTACAACGTTTACAAGGCGCAGTCGGGCCTGTACGGGTACGTTGGTCAGACCAACACGACGTCGTTCGTGGACAATAACATTGCACCGGACATGGGCATCACGCCGCCCATTTATGACACGGTGTTTGCGTCTGCCAACAACTACCCCGGCGCTGTGTCGTATTACGAGCAGCGCCGCGTGTTCGCTGGTACTAACAACGATCCGCAGACGATTTGGATGACGCGGTCGGGCACGGAAAGCGACATGTCGTATTCGATCCCGACAAAGGACGATGACCGCGTGTCCGTTCGCGTGGCTGCGCGCGAGGCAAACACAATTCGGCACGTTGTTCCGCTTACGCAGTTGCTGTTGTTGACCAACAGCGCCGAGTGGCGTGTCAGCCCAGCCAACAGCGACACGATTACGCCAAGCACCATTTCCGTGCGTCCGCAGTCGTATGTGGGCGCAAACAACGTGCAGCCCGTGCTGGTCAACAACACGGTCGTGTATTGCTCGGCACGCGGCGGGCATGTGCGCGAACTGGGATACAACTGGCAAGCGCAGGGATTCATTACCGGCGACTTGTCGTTGCGCGCATCGCACTTGTTTGACAACAACGATGTGTTGGACATGTGCTATGCCAAGGCACCCCAGCAGGTGCTGTGGTTTGTGTCCAACAACGGGAAGTTGCTTGGCCTGACGTACATCCCTGAAGAACAGATTGGTGCTTGGCATCAGCACGACACGGACGGCGTGTACGAAAGTTGCACCGCCGTCACGGAAGGAATTGAAGACGCGCTGTATGTCATTGTGCGGCGAGTGGTGAACGGCAATACGGTGCGTTACGTTGAACGGTTTGCATCGCGGCAAATTGACGATGTCACGACCGCGGTCTTTACGGACAGCAGCCTGACGTATGACGGCACCAACACGACCGCTACGACCATGACGATTAGCGACGGCACGACTTGGGATTCGTCCGAGTTGTTGACGCTTACCGCGTCCACGCCGACGTTTGACGTTCCAGTTGCGCCCCCAGAGCCAAGCGATGTGCATGACGCGATTGTGGTGCTGTACGGCGGTAAGAAATACAGGCTGGAAATCCTACAAGTCAACAGCGACACCGAAGCGTTGGTGCAGACGGACCTGACCATTCCGGCTGGTTTGCAGAACTTGCCAATTACGACTTGGCAGTTTGCGCGCGATACCGTCAGCGGGCTGGGGCATCTTGAAGGCAAGACGGTGAGCATTCTTGCAGACGGCGGCGTAATGCCGCAGCAAGTGGTCACCGGCGGAACCGTGACGTTGCAGCGTGCTGCCAGTTACATCACGGTTGGTTTGCCGTACCAAAGCGATTTGCAGACGTTGCCTATGGTGATGAATATCGACGGCTACGGGCAGGGCCGCATGAAGAACGTCAACAAGTCGTGGCTGCGCGTGTATCGCTCGTCCGGCATCTTTGTCGGTCCTGACGCTACTAATCTGGTCGAAGCCAAGCAGCGCACGACCGAGCCGTATGGCTCACCGCCCGCGTTGAAGTCTGACGAAGTGCTTGTTGTGATGACTCCGGCGTGGGCAAGCGGCGGGCAGATTTACGTTCGACAGAGTGATCCGCTGCCGCTGACGATTCTTGGTGTGACTACCGAAGTGTCAATTGGAGGCTGATATGGGACTTGTACGCGCAACTGGCTCAATGTTCCCAAATACCGATGGCTGGCCTACGTCGCCATCGAATTCGTTCACGATGTTGACTGCGCCAACCGATCCGTTGAAGGACGCAATGGCCGTGTCAAACGTCATTGGAACGGGCGGCATGGTGATTGGCGCAATTGGTGCCGTCAACAGCGCAATTGGTTCGTATTTCGCGGCCGAGAGTCAGAAGAACCAGTTGAAGATGCAGTCGCAGAACGCCAAGTTTGCCAGCCAAATGGCGGCAATCAATGCGCGCGGCGCAGAGTTCTCGGCGCAGCAGAGCATGCAGGCCAGCGAGAGGCAGATTGGCCGATACACGATGGCGGCTGGGCAGGCGCGTTCGTCAGCCCGGACGGCGATGGCGGGCCGTGGCATTCAGGGTGGCGTGGGTAGCGCCCGCGATGTGCTTGCCAGTATGGACGTCATCAAGGAAATTGACCGTTTGACTATGAGCGCCAGCGCAGTGCGCGAAGCCGAGGCGTACCGCACGCAGGCATTGAACTACTCCGTGCAGTCCCGCATGCAGGGCATTTCCGCCCAGAACTTGATGGCTACGGCCGGGTCTATCAGCGCGCCGCTGGCAACTTACGGAAGCCTGCTCGGCAGTGCCTCTGACATTGGAATGTCGTGGCTTCGCAATCAGCGGTTTGCCGAATTGCTTGAAGGCGTGTCCACCAAGCGGATTGGATAATCAACTATGCCGACAGTCCCATCTAACTTTGTCCCGCAGATTGCGCCGCAGGATGGCGGACGGCAGGTGCCGTACGAAGCGCCGGGTGTGCAGCCGATTGAGAACTACGCCGCCAAGCAGCAGATTGAAATTGGGCAGCGCACGGTGGAGGCGGGCACGGTCATGTTCCGCGCCGGTGGCGTGTTGCAGGACGCGGCGCAGAAGGCAATCCTGAAGCGCGAGGACGAACTGAACGAAACAACCGCAAAGGAGTTGGATACTTTTGCGTTGCAGCGCATGACCGAAATTGCCGCGGGGCAGAACGGCTATTTGCGCACTACCGGCAAGGATGCAGAAACGTCGTTTGCCGCAGCCAACGACGCATTGTCCAACGTGACGCAGGAAGTGCTGGGGCGCACGACGAACGACGTACAGCGCAAGATGTTGATGCCAGCGTTGTCGCGCAACATGCTGTCGTTTCAGACGCGCATGCTTGACCACCGCGATCAGCAGGTCAAGACCTATTACACCAACGAATCCATTGCACGCGCCGAGCAGTACGCCGACAGTGCCGTCCGGTCATTTGTTGACATTGATTCTGTCGATGCGCGCACTGGACAGAAGCGCGGCGCGGTTGGATTTGAAGCCGACGTTCATACGGCGCTTGACGAAATCAACAAGGCCGCTGACGCGATGGGTTTGCCAAGCGACAGTGCCCAGCGTACGGCAATGGAACAGAAAGTGCGCGACAAGATCACCAGCGGCGTAATTGCCGAACTGGTGCAGCGCAAGCAGTATGGCCGAGCCGATGATTTCCTGACCGCGCAAGAACAAGATGGCAAGATTGATCCGCAGGTGCAAGAGCGCCTGCGCAACAACATTGACGGCAATCGCCAGCGCACTACCGTTGATGAGTTGACCGACAGCATTCTCCAGAACGGCGCGCTGCGTTCCGAGAGCGATCCCAATGCCTACAAGGACGATATCGACGCGGATGCCACGCCTCCGGCGGCGCTACGCGATGCGCTTGATATTGCCGACCGCATCAAGGATTCCGATATGCGGCGCATGGTCAAGAACAACGTCAAGAGTGAATGGGCATCCCGGGAAGCATTAGTGCGCGGCGAGTACGAAGCCAAACTTGATAGGGTTGACCAGTTTCTTGCTGACCCGCGAAACACTATTTGGGACATGCCTGCGGATTGGTTTGGCGCATTGAAGCCAACCGACCGCGAAAAGTACATGACGGGCCAGCGCCGACAGGACGAACTGGGCGCGATGGAAGAACTGGCCCGCAATCCGGCCAAGTTGACCAAGGAATGGCTGGAGGAAAACCGCAGCCGGTTTACCCCGGCGACTTACACCAAGTTCCTAGCGGACTTGAACAAGCCGGAGAAGATCGCAGACGCCGCGTATGACGCCGAAATGGTCAATGCCGCGTTGGCTGCAAGCAAGCAGTTCACGTTGCTTAAGCCGAATCCCAAGGATGAAACCGAGGTCGCTGCCGCGGCAACGTTCCGGTATTACATCAAGCAACGTATTGACACTATGCAGCAGCGCATGAAGCGCACGCTGAATGATGCCGAGAAGCGTGAAATCATTGACCAAGCGATTATGGATCAGGGCGGCAAGCAAACGTGGTTGGGCGGCACGTTTGGACACGGCACGCTAAAGCCAATCGCCAGCATGTCGCCGGAAGAATGGCTTGATGCCATGCGCGTGGTCAATGACAAGGAAATTCCGGTTGTGCCTCCTGCTATGCGCGCTGGACTAGAGGCGCAACTTAAGGCAAAGGGATGGGAAGTCACTCCGTACAACATGTATCGTCTGTGGACAAACTTGGGTAATCCGCGATGATTGACGATAATGAACTGAACGTGCAAATGCCCGGTAATGACGTTGCCCAGCCAATTGAGCCGGACAACCTGACATTCCCAAGTCAGCCCAAGTCATTTGCCCCACAGTTCAATACGCCTACCGGCTTGTCGGATACGTCGATGAGCAGCATGAATTTGCTGCCTCGTCCGTTGCCGACCATGCGCGACATTCTTGGCGATCAGCCCGCAATTGATGCGGCGTTTGATCGCATGGCAAAGCAGCAAGACGAGCAGGTGCTTGCAACCGTTTCCGGTGTTGCATCAAAAGACCCAAACACCGTTGCCAGTGCGCAGAAGTTGGCGGACCAGTTCAACGTGTCGGCCGAAATCGCCATGCGCAACATGGACGAATTGCGCAAGCGCGTTGCGGTTGACAACATTGCCCAGATGAATCTTGGCAAGACTGCGCCAATCCTTGCGCAGCAGATGGCTGATCCGGCGTTTGCTGCCGTGGCTCACGATGACGTCAAAGAGTTGTCGTGGCTTGAGCGGCAGTTCAAAAACTTTGGAGAGGCTGCGTATGCATTCTCCAATCCTGCCTATGGCGCGCTGTATTTCCCACGCGAAATTGCAGCCACTGGTGCGGCATTTACGGCAGGAACCATTGAGCCGCAGATTGGCAAGTTGGAATACGCCAGCATGCCAACTGTCCATCTTTCGTTCATGGACATTCCTACGGGCGCAGGAGAATTTACGGAAAGTCAGCGTGCGGAACTACAGGTAGCACAATCGCAATTGTCCGAACTTGGCGAAGCAGATGGGTTTTTTTCCGGTGCGGCCAAGATTGCTGGACAGATGGCGTACACCTACGGACAGTTGGACACCGAACAGTTGGCTGCTGCGATGGGCACCGGCGCTACCGTTGGTGGCTTGTTTCCGATTCCCGGGCTGAACGTTGTGACCGCTGCTGGCGGCGCGGCTTTTGCTGGCACGCAATACATGCGGTGGCATGTGTTCAACGAAACACGGAAGCAGGAGGCTGGCAATTTCTACGCGGAGGTTCGCAAGTTCCGCGATGCCAACGGGCAGCAAGTTGTGTCCGATCAGGACGCTGCATTCTTGGCGCATCAAGTCGGCATCGTCAATGGCGCTATTGAAGCGGCGTTGCTTACGTCCGTGATGCGCCCGGTCACCAACATTGCTCGGCGCGCGCTTGCGCGTGAGGTCGCCGGATACGCCGCCAAGGAGGTGGCCGAGGTTGCCGCAAAGGAAGGCGCGCAGGCTGTTGCTGGACAGGTTGCCGAAGTTGCAGCCAAGGAAGCGGGCACTGGATTGGTGCAGCGCACCATGCGCGGTGTTATTGCGGAAGCCGCCAAGTCAACCGCCAAGCAGGTCGGTGCAGAAGTGTTGCAGGAGGTGACGCAGGAAACCACTGCCATCATCGGTGAACACGTTGCATTGATGGCAAGCGACCCCAACTTCCAGACGCAGATTGAAACTGCTGCCGGACGGCGCGAGATTGCTGCGCGGTTGTGGAACATTGCCAGTCAAACGTTTCAGGGATCGCTGGTGCTTGGCGGAATCAGTTCTGGCATGGACGTTGTCCACGGCACGCGACTTGTTACCCGAGCGCAGAGGGAACAGCAGTTCATCAATGACATTGCGCGTGGCGTAGAGGCAACCAAGTTGCGCGAACGCGCGCCAAACAAGTTGGCGCAGTTTATTGCCAGCACCGTTCGCAACGGCGACGGCAGCACCGTGTACGTGTCGCGTGACGGCTTTGTGTCTGCGATGAACAAGGCCAACGTCACAATTGAGGAAATTGAAAAGGTCATCCCGGACATTCGTCAGCAGTTGGAACAAGTTGGCGAAACCGGCAATGTCACGTTCCCGACCGAGGTGTGGGCAAGCAGGCTGATCGGCACCGCATTCGACAACGAACTTCGGCAGCACATGAAGTTGTCGGCTGATGCCCCAAGCCTTGCGCAGATGCCTGAACACATTGCGCGCGTCGATGAAATGATGCGAATTGCAGAGGAGCAGGTGTCCGAGCGCATGGACGCAGACGCGACGTTTGCGCAAGAGATGGAAGCAATTGAGGGTGAACTTGCGCAGGAAGCGGAGCAGGCTGGCCGCACGCCAGAAGAGGCCAAGGCAAACGCCAAGATCATTGCGCGCATGTATGCGCGCGTTGCTATGGAAGTTGGCATGTCACCGGCAGAGGTGCGTGCAGCCGCCAAGTTGCGAATCCGCGGCGAGGCTGGACAGCAGCAGGCCGCGCTGATGCCGTCCATGCCAGCAGAGGAAACGGCAGCGGCTGGTGCTGTGGCGCTGCCAGAAACCAACGCACAGGCATTGCGTACCGCTTTGCCACGATTGACTGCTAGCACGGCGATGTTCAGCACCCGCGTGATGAATGAGGGGTTGCCGGAAAGCAATCCGCGCATGGTTGCGCGGCTTGATCTGGTTGACAGCGTTGCCATGATGCGGCGCGCCGTCGAAAGCGGCGACCCTGTTGGTATTGCGCGCAGCGCAGAAACTTTGCAGGCGGTGCTTGACACGCACCGCGCGGTGTTGGATGGCAAGACGATCCGGGACATTGAGAACACGGTGGCGCGTGTCGCTTCGCAGCCAACATTGTCGCAGGCTGGTTTGGAAAGCCCACAGGCATTCCAGCAGGCAGCAATTGATCCACAGTCGCCGGAAGCCATCGAGCAGGTCGCTGGCGACGTCAAGCAGTTGGACAGCGCGCTGCGGAGCGAAGGAAACCGCAACGTCCATGCCACGACGGTTGATGCTGTTGTGATGGACTCGCGCATTCCCGTCATTACGCTTGCCGATCTGGTTGGGAAGACGTTGTTCCCCACCATTGCGGATCGCACGGCGGCTGGTGCTGTGTTTACCGGCATTGACAGCAGCAAGGTTGAAACGGCAATCCAGTTGCTTGGCGGGCCGTTCTTCCCGTTGCGCGAACGCAATTTGGAGGCAGGCGTTGTTTGGGCAAATCGTGGCGCAGGGGTAACCGGTGCGAAGAGGAAGCGCATCAAGAGCGGCGCGCGTTACATGATTGTGATGCTTGGGTCAACGGACATGCACATGTCCAACACGACCGTGGTCAATGCATACTTGGCTACGTTTGCCGCATACGTCCAGAACGGTCGCATTACTCCCGAGCAGGCCGAACAAATTGCCAAGGTCATTCAGAAGTCCAAGACCGGCAAGAAACTCATTAACAAGCAGGTTCGCGGATTTCCGGGCTTTGCCGACACAAAGGCGCTTGATGCGTGGATGCACAGCATTTCGTTTGAGTCGCGCAAGCGATTTATGGAATTGCTTGCTAGCAAGAAAGTGTTGGAACTTGGCGGGCCGTCAATGGACCGCATTCTGGATGCAACCCGTGAGCCGTTGCTTGCTGGCAATCGGTGGGGCGACGGCGTTCTTGTAGTCGAAATTGACGAGTCCAAGCCGTTTGTCACGCTTGGCACCGAGCGCACGCTTGCGCACCCAGATTTCCCTCTTGGCATTCGCGGCAAAGTTGTTGGTCGCCTTGCCAACCCAATTAATTACGAGGTTTTGTATCAGGATTGGCTGACTGAATACAAGCGCAAGAAGCAAGAAGCCGGAAAGAAGCGCATTGGCCCCGAGCGTGCGTTCTCAATGGTCCGTCCGCCGGTCACAATTACGCCCGAATTGGTGGCCCGGATTGGCCCGCAGACCTACAGCAACATCGACGGGCAGCGGCAGGCGCACCTTGCGGCGGCAATGGTGCTGGACCGTTGGCGCACCAGCGATCAAGCGGTGAATGCAGGCGGCGCGTCCGCACAGGACTTTGTCGATGCGGTCAAATATTCCGAAGCGTCTGCCGTTCTGAATGAATACACGCTGGCAGATGTTCGCAAGGCTATCAAACTTGGCGACATGCGCCTGTTCCAGTTAAGCGACCAGCAGTCGGGAATTTGGTTTGCGCTGAAGCGCGGCAACCCCGGCACGGAGTACGGGATTGACATCCCGGGCATGTCGGACAACGAGTTGACCCTGACGGCCGTCATCAACAACGAGCAGGGCGCGCGCGGTATTGCTGGGCCTGCCGTGTTGATTAAGGCGCTGGAACAGGGTGTGACCTGTCTGGACTGCTTTGCCGTCAAGTCAGATAAGTTTCCCAACGGGTTCTTGCCGCAACTTTACGGCGAGTTTGGGTTTGAAGTTGTTGCTACAATCCCGTTCGACCCGCAGTATTACGAGGCTACGCGGCTGCGTGATGCCGAGCGGTATTGGGCTTCGACAGGTTGGAACAAGCAGCGCGATGGCTATCCGCCCATCGTGGTGATGAAGTGGAACGGCACCGATGAACAACGAGCAAATCTCAAGCAGCGATATCTACAGAACGGTACGGTTGGCCTTCTCTCCCTCCGAGATTCAAGCGTTGCCGCAACAGCAGCGGATGATGCTGATCTCATGGGTGAAGCGAACGCAGAAAGCCAGCGGGAATCTGCCGATGAAGGCGCAGGTGCAGGGGTACAAGCAACTGCTAGACGATCTCTGGCATCCCGCGCTTACGGCGTTGCACAGTCAATCGCAGGACTGACCGACACGCAGGCCGACAATCTTGGCATCAGCCGGGAGGATCGTGACGCGGTCAAGCGCATTCTGGAGCAGGATGCGCGACCGGCGGTCACATTCCAGCAATCGCAGGCGGCGCTGTTCTCTGCGATGCGCCGCGAAATTGATGCGTTGGACATGAAGCCCATGACGGGCGACAGTTGGATGCAGAAAATCAAGGCGTTGATTTCGGCGGGCAAGATCAAGGAGCAGGAGGTCTTGTGGTCTGGCGTGCAGGAATTCCTTGCCATGCGTTCCGACAAGATCACCAAGGAGGAATTGCAGAACTGGTTGGCAAACAACGGCGTGCGAGTCGAAGTCATCAACAAGGGTACGACTCCCGACTTTGAGTTGGAAACCACGCTAGAAACACGGTTGTCTGAAGATGCAGATTTGAATGCGGCATTGGAATTGGTCCGAGCCAATGGGTATACGCCGGTTGTTCGCAATCAGCAGTTGCAGATGGAGCGCGTCACAACTGGGCAGGTAATCAGCATCAACAGAGCAATGAGCCATTTGTCGGATCGGCTTTCACCCGATGACTTTGCGGTCTTTCGTCGTGCCGTCAATGACGTTCGGGATATTTGGGATGTCGTTCTGAACGAAAAAGCCGCAGCGTTTGATACCTACAACGATATGGGTGGAGAGCGATTCCGCAACATTCTTGTTGTTGCTCCACCAGAATCGTTCCCTGTTGCTGATGCGCAACAGCGCATTCAGGCACAGCGTGCGGAAATTGAGTCGCAAATTGAAGCGTTGCAGGATGCCGCACTGCCGGAACTTGATGCCGCATACAAGCAGGTGACTGCGCTTGAAAACGCATACCGTGACGAGGTCGAAAAGACGCTTGACAGGTTTGCGGAATTGTGGCCGTATCCGGAGGGAACCGACCGTGCCGATGAGATTCAAATGGCGCGGTGGCGCAGTAAGCACCGCGACACCATCGTTGAACTTGCAAAGTATGACCAGCGGGGAATGATTGTGCCTCTGATGGTTGGCCTGTACGGCATTACGCCCGAGCAGGCTGCGCCGTTGGCGGAAACAATGGCTGGCGTATTTCAGGCGTACCGCAACCTGTACGGCAAGGATGCGGCAACAAACGAAAGCATCAAGGAACGCGCAGAGCGGTTGAGCGATGAATTGACGCAAAGGACCGAGCCGCTGTACGAGCAGTTGGCACAGTTGAATGCCAGCGAGGAACAGGTTGTTCCAGAGTTTGTGGAACCAAAGCATTACCGCGAAGCAAACGTTTTGACTTCGGCGCTTGTTGACGAACGCATTGGCGCAGACGGGAAGCGCGTGATGCGCGCGGGTGAGATTCAAAGCGATTGGGCACAGCAAGGGCGCGATGAAGGCTTTGCGCTATCTGCACAAGACAGGCAGCGCGTAGATGAATTGGCGGCAGAAATCAACAACCTGCGCAAGTCGGAAAGCGTGTTTGAGGAATCGTTGCGCAAGTTGGCCAAATCCGAAACGAGGTACGCGCGCAATCTTGTGCTGGACGCATTGATTCGGGCAAAGCCGGGACAACTTCAGGACGCGCTTGCGGAATTTGCTCTTGACACGTTGCAGTTGTTGACTCCCGAAGAACTTGCGGAAGTTGAACGTGGCCTTGCAATCATGCGAGAACACAAAGAACTAAATCGGCAGGCTTCTAGCGACATTCCGCGCGGTCCGTTCGTCCAATCGACGGACGCATGGGTCACGCTTATGCTCAAGCAACTGCTGGTTGATGCCGTCAACAATGGCTATGACCGACTTGTGATTTCTAATGGCAAAAACGTTGTTTCGCATTACCAAGGTCTTGAAAGCGGTGCAAAGCGCGGAATAACGAAGTTTTATGACGAGTTGGTCCCGACAATTGCCAACAAGTTGCTAAAGAAACTTGGCGCGCCGCCGGTTACCAAGACGTCCGTGCAGGGCTGGCAGCGGGATGAAAGCGTTGAACCCGGCGAAACGTCGTACCTGCACGATCAAACCACCATTGAAATTACGCCTGAACTGCGCGAAAAGATTATGACGCAGGGATTGCCGCTGTATCAGGCGGCGCGGCGTGGACAAGCGCGCGGCGAATTTGATCCGGTGGCGCTGTTGACCACTCTGCTCAACACCGCAGATGCAAGCACGTTGCCGCATGAGGCAGCGCACTTCTATCTCACAATGCTTGGCAAGATGGCGACAAATGCCAACGCATCCGAGCGGTTGCGCGCCGACATGGACACGGTGTTGCAATGGTTTGGCATTGAGGGCGAAACCGCGGCAGAGCGCCTTGCCAAGTGGAACAGCATGACGTTGGAACAGCAGCGCCCGTTTCACGAACAGTTTGCCTACAACTACGAGATTTACCTGTCAGAAGGCAAAGCACCCACCATTGAATTGCAGGGCATCTTTGACCGCTTTGCCAAGTGGCTGAAGGACTTGTACGTCAACGTCCGCGACAACTTGAACGAGGTCTACCGGCGTGAATTTGGCCGCGATCTGCCCATGCTTACGCCGGAGGTTCGGCAGGTCTTTGATCGTTTGCTTGCAACTGACCGTGAAATTGACAGGGCACAGAAGGTTCGTGCCATGCGTCCGATTTACATGACGCAGGCCGAGTCCGGCATGTCAAACGAGGAATGGGCGGCGTTCCAGCAAATGGATCAGGAGGCGCGCGATGCGGCCGTGACTGATCTGAACGCCGCATCCATGCGTCAGATGCAGTGGCTGTCAAATGCGCGCATGCGCGTCATTCGTGAGATGCAGGCCAAGCACGACGAACTGCGAAAGCAGATTCGTGAAGAAGAGCGCGAACAGGTGATGGCAATGCCTGTCTACCGCGCAATGGCATTCCTGCGCACCGGCATGGTGACCGACGATGACGGCACCGAGCGCAAGGTTGAAGGCATTACCAAATTTGACAAGGCTGCAATTGAGAAGATGTACGAGTTGGAGCCGCCAGCCATGCGGCCCGACATGCGTCGGCTGGCACGGTGGTATTCCGATACTGGCATTCACCCTGACATCGTTGCGCAGCGATTTGGCTTCTCCTCTGGCGATTCGTTGATTCGCGCCATTCTGGAAGCCAAGCCGATTGGCGAGTTGGTCAACGAACGCACCGACGCGCGCATGCTTGCCGAGCATGGCGAAATGAACACCAAGCAGGCGCAGGAAGATGCGATTGAACGTGCGCTGCATAACGAGGCGCGCGCCCGGTTTGTTGGCGTTGAATTGCGCTGGCTGTCCAAGATCACTACGCCGGTTGAAATTTTGGTTGCCGCAGCCAAGAGCGTGGCAAAGATGCGCATTGGCAAGAAGCGCATCATGGACTTGCGTCCGTCCGAGTACGTCGCGGCGGAAAGCAAGGCAGCGCGAACGGCCGAGGGTTTGACGGAAGTCAATATCAATCCCGAGCGCGCGGCAAAGGCTGCATACACGCGCGCGTACAACGATCAGGCGTCTGCGGTTGCCGCTGGGCTGTCTGAATCCGACCGCGTTGCAGTGGCGCAGGCGCGGGCTGACGAGGCGCGAAAGGCTGCGCAGCGCAGGCTTGATGCGCATACGGAAAAGTACGGCAACC